GAGTACGCGACAGCAGGGAATACGACCGTAACTCCACTCGTCTTTGTGAATGGCGCGCACACCATCACGCGCGTCGCGCTTGGCACGCTTTCGACGAAACGAAGTTCGCCGTTCACGTTTACGGCGTAGCCTTCGCTCAACCCATGCGGGGCGGGGAAGTCAACCTGTAACCCACCGTTGCTCACCGTAGCCGGCTGCGCTGTTGTCTGCTGCGGCGCTCCGCCCAATGCTGCCTGCACCATCAGACCTGCCGCTGGTGGCAGACTACCCGAGTCTTGGGCCATCAGGTCCGTCTCGAACTCGTAGCCGGTAACCCTTCGGGATGGCCCCGGTATACCGAGGAAAGTTCGCGTCCCCGTTTTGTCCCGTCTTTTCACCGTTAACTTCTGGGTTGCAATCGCCAGCCGCACGCCGGGAACGCGGTTCGAGGCAGCGATCGCTGGAACCACTCCGTAGTTGCTTTCCAGCCCTGCATAGTAACGGTTGTTGTTCGAAAGAACGTAATTTGCCATCTTTCCCGCTCCCCTCGTTTCTCCTTACGGCTAGCCTCGAGTTGGCTGCTCACAATCGGATAACCCTGGCCTTCACCCTTGGCGGCGGATGCTACCTCAGCGCTCCCAACTTACTTGGCACTTCACGCGTGCGCTCTGTTGGTAATGCAGCCCGCCCTTCTTTACTGCGTCGATTTCTGCCTGGTAGCCAGGCTTGAGCACCATGCCATTGCCGAGATTCCCGCTGTTCCGGTCGAACACGTCGCTCACTGCATCCGCAGTTGCCTGCAGCGTGTCCGTCAGTCCGTCCAGTCGGTCTTGAGAATGAGTCACCTCGACGACCACGCGATACGTCCCCGAGAACTCACGGAACTTCACTTTCCCGTCGTTCTGAATCTGGTCGCAGTAGATCTGGCAGATGGGATATACGATCTTTTGCTGCTTCTCTTGCAACTCCAATGGCACTTGGCTTACTAGTGCCACGGGCGTCGCCGTCACTAGTGCAAGCGCCGAGTAGTTAGTCAGGCTTGTCGCCAGCCCTCCATCTGCATTCAGCAGGCTGGCCGCCGTTTGCAGGACCTGCGCTGTCGGTGTTGACATCGCTACCCCCTTGGCAGAATTCGTCGCTGCTTTACTCGTCCATCCGGAGTCTGGCCGTCGCCGGCTGATTGTCCCGCCAACAATCCGCTGGCTGATAAGGCCCATGTCGCAGTCGCATTCAGCGCGTCGCTGTTCTGCTTCTGCATCGGTTCGTCGCCGGTCGTTACATACACATTCCATCGGTCGCTCGCCTGCAGCCCATTGGCCGACACGGTGATCCCATTGCCGGCTGGCGCTTGGACCGCGGTCAACTCCGATGGCGCGCTTTCGCGCCCCGCCCCGTCCACTCTCGTGACTGCAACCGCATACGCCGCCGCTGGCTGAACTCCAACAATCACGCTCACTGCCGGTGCGCTCGGTTGCCGTACCGGATTACCCACGTAAGGTACTCCCGCCAGGAAGTACTCGGCCTTCCGATCGGCGGCATCCTGTTGGAAGGCCTTCCACTTCTTCTCGAATCGGTCGTTTACTTGGCTGAAGGAAGCATCCCGGTACAACATCGCCAGCACGTTCGCCATGTGCCACCTTTTCAGTGGTTCATCTATCACGGCGTTCCATTTCTTTAGCGCCGATTCCCAACGCAGGAATGCGTCCACTCGATCCGTGATCCACGCCTCCGACAGCGACATCTTCGCCGCAAGATCGATGCCTTCCTCGTCGGCGACTGTTGTGGCGCTGACGTCATAGGCCTGCAGATCATCCACCTCGCACCATGAGCCGTCTACAAGCAGGGCCACGTTGTGCCTCCTATTTCCCGCTCGCTGCCGGAGCCGGTTTCAATATCTCGCCATTCACCAACTGCACATGCACTCTCGCGGCGGCCTTCGACCGTTGAAACTCATCCCGCTGCAGCGACTCCTGCGTGCGGAATTGATCTTCCTCTTTCTGGTCCGCCCGCCTCGCGCGCCCTTCCAGAATGAGTTGGCACGCGTTCCTTCGCGGCACTTCGGTGATCACTCCTTCTTTGCCGCCGTCGCCCGTCTCCTCGCTCACCACCAAAACGTGCGCTTCGGGCATCTTTGATTCAAGCTCGTGCAACTTCTTGTAGTACTGCCTCAGATCCATCTCAGTGCTCCCTTCGGCCTTAGTTGAAAATGAAAGAGGCGGCTCTTAGGCCGCCTCCCCTTGATCGGCGGCTCTTGCACCGCCTGTCTTCACAATTCAAATCTGCGCTCGTCGCCGCAGTCGCCTGGCAATTCAAGCGCCCCAGCAAGACAGCGATCCTCGGGTCGGCACGGACCCGCGACCTTCAGAAAGCGGTGGAATCAATGCCTGGCCACTCCTGTTTGAAAGGCAGGTTGGCGGAGCCCGTCGCCCTGCCAATGCTCCCTGACGGTTGGTCGCCAGCACGGCCCCAGGAACCACAATCCGCCATCGTCGGAAAGCGGCTGCGGGATAACCTGTCCCCGCCTGTTTAGCTGCGGACCTGCACCGCGTGCGTGTTGCGCAAGACGCCGCAACCGTACAGGATGTCCACCGTGAACTGCTGCGCCAGCGTGTTCGGCTGGTAGCTCATCAGCACGCGCATGCCGAAGTTGCCGAGTTCGGCGTAGTCGGCGATGGCGCCGGTACCGGGCAGCGGCTTCGGCAGTCGGCGGACGGCCAGGCCGATCGCCTGCCGCGCGAACGCGAGGTTGTTCGTCGTGACCGGGTTGCCCGTCTTCTGAACGAACTGCGATCGGTACACGTAGAAGTCCTTCAACCGGCCAACAGCGCCGCTCTCGATGGCATTCGTCGGCTGGCCGATCGCGTATGCTTCCGTGAAGCGGTCGATCTGGCGCAATTCCGAGTAGCCGTTCGAGTCCACGACCAGGAACTTCGGCTCGGCAGTCGCAACCTTCGCGTTGAACAGCGAAGTCTCCGCCTGATCGACCACGGCTTCGGTGAGCGCCGTGCCGCCTGTGCCCAGCGGAGCGTTGAAGGTGAACTGGCTGTAGAGGTTCAGCAGGTCCGACTCAACCCGCTCGGCCAGAGCCACCATCGCCGGCTGCATATACATCTTCAGCAGGCCCGGCACCGCCAGCGCCTTGGTGACGTCCGGAATCGTGAACGTCGCTTCCGCGTGCGTGTTCAGGACAATCTGCGCATTCCCCAAAGTCGGGTTCTGCGGCTGAACAGAGCCACCCTCGGCAATGTTGTTCGCCGTCATCACCGGCGGAATCGGCACATTCACCGTGTCGCCCGCGTTTGCCAACACTGCTTCGTAGTCCCGCGTAACCAGGTTGCCCATCACCAGGTTGCCCATCAACGCCGGAAGCGCATCGGCCGCTACCAGCTTCACAATCGCACTCGCCAGGTTGGCGGAAGTAATCGTGGCCATTTTTCTCTCCCTTGTTTTCTCGTCTCAATTCGGCTGGACTTTGCAGGCCCTGCCCTAGTCGCCCTTCCAGGTCTGCAGCGCGACCTGGGCGATTTGCTCTCTCACTCGCTGCATCTCTTCGGGGCTCATCCCTGGCCGGATAGATTCCAGCTCGATGCTCGACCCTCCGCTGTGACGCGGCGTCGTCGTCATCCCCGATCCGCCGGCGATTCGCGCCGGAAGAAACTCCGGATTCTCCTGAACGAACCTCGCCAGGTACTCCTTTGCCGTAAGCTCGCCCTCGGACGTTCTGGCTACCAGCGCGCCGTCCGGTGTTCTCTGTATGTCGTCTTTTATCGCCTTGTGCGCCAGGTCGACCTTAGTCACCCCAAGCCGCTGCAGCTCCGCTCGGATCTGAGCATTGCGGTCACTCTCTTCCGCGAATTTCTTCGCCTTCTGGTTCTCTTCCACCAGTTCGTTGACCTGCCGCTCGAGTTGTTCGCGCCGCTTCCGCTCCTCCAGCAACTCCGCTTTGTAAGCCGGCTCTGCCTTGCGGCGCTCCGTCGTCAGGAACTCTTCAATCACGTTCCGGATCATTCCCCGCACGTCCTGCTCTGTGCTTGGCTCGTGCCGGGCACTCTGCTGTTCTATGGGCTCCATGGCTCTCCTTTGTCGTCCAATTGTTTGTTTTGCTTCAGCCCAGGCGTGCAGCCGTGGCTATTCAAGACCGCCGAATTCCGTCCGCTACCCCGAAACGAAGCCGCAACCGTCCCTGTGGCGCACGCTTCAGCGTGCCGTGCCGGCATTCATGCTGGCATCCGGAGGCCTGTCGGCGTTCCTCCGCAACGCGAGTTGAATCTCCACGCGCCGGTTTCAAAGCGCCCGTCGGCTCTGCCCCACGCTTGCATCGATCTCTTGCGCGATCTGGCTCTTGACCTCCTGCCGAACGTCGCAAAGGTACTTCGCGGCAAGTTTCTTCAGCACTTGCGCCCGAAACGTGTCAGACCCGATCCCCAGACTCAGGAGTTTCTCCGCATCCTGCAACTCGCTGCTGAAGTCGCCGATGTCGAACTCGTCCAAACCCGTCACATCGATCAGGACCGCGTCTTCGCGCGCTCCCGAAATCATCCGCAGAATCTTTTTCAAGGTGTCCTTCACCCGGTCGCCGAAGCCGCGCAGCACTTCTTGTGTGATCAGGTAATCCCGCTGCTTACTCAGTCCCGTCAACTGCGTGTTATTCGATTGCGAACTGAGCGCCTGGTTCAGCACGTAGCACACTCGGTAGATCTCTTCTTTCAGGCGGTCGATATTCTGTAGCGCGACCTCGTAGACGTGGCCCTCTGGTTCAGTCCACCCGAATTTGTCCTGAGGACCGAGTTGAAGGTAGTAGCTCTCTCCCACGCACTCCTGCCACTCCCGGTCGCTGTATACTACCGGCATCGCGAATAGGCCCATCGTCAACGCCCATCCGAGCGCGTTCGACTTGTTGAAGTGTTCGAGCTGCAGCGACGCGGCCTTGTTCATGAGCCACATCCCTTCGCCGAAGCTGAACTCCACGACGGGTACGACTTTCTGTCTGGCCAGCCCGTGCAGCCCCTGCTTCACTAACTCGACAGGACCCACGTGTCCGCCGCGTTCAATCTGGTCGTAGATTTGAAACTCTTCCCGCCCGTAATACACCCATCGCCGCTTCGTCGCCCACTCGCTGGTCTCCGGTTCGTCAACACGCCGTTCCGTTCTCAGCACGACCCAATCGAATTCGCCCCGCTCGTTCCGCTGCCAGTTCACCAGGCTCTCGGCCGCGTATTCGCAAAGATATGCCCGGCTCAATCCGAGCTTGTCTTCCTCCGCCCGGTTTTTCGCTCGACGCCCGAGATCGGGGAAGTCGATCACGACGTAACTGCGTCCTGTCACCAACGCTTCGCTCGTCTGCCTGCGGAAGAAATCGCTCAGCGTCGATCCGCGCAGATCGCAGTCGTCCGCGAACGCGCTATAGAACTCCCGTGCCCGATCGTCCTGCCCTTCAAACGTGAGCGTCGGTTCGCGCCTGAACAACGTGGCGGCATACCAATCGATGATCGACCCGATGTAGTTCTCGTAGAACGCCCGGCTCGTGCGCTCCAGAAACACGTCGTTTGGCTCGCGAAGTCGGGGAATCAGATACTGCGATGCGCGGGATGTGAACTGCTCGCCCCCGGCATACATATCGCGGTATTTCGGCCACACCGCGTTCAGCGCGACGTATTCGGGATGTTCTTTTCGGACATCGATCATTGTCTTTCCTCGCCTTCCTTGCCGCA